GTGGAAACTGTTCTTTCAACTCATCTGGCATGTACTGTTTGTATGCTAGAGATGATATACCTAGTTTGTTCGGGGTTGCAACGTAGTAGTATCTAATTTTATCACCATTATTAATTAATTCATGCTGACGAGTGAGCTTGTATTTTTGTATCAAATGATTATAATAATACGCTGCTTTCACATGCATAGGTGTTCCCTTAGCGACCTCATACCCGTTACATCGTTTAGCATATTTATTATAGTCTTTTATACCAACAACAAATGCAATATCTTCAATAGGTAGCTCCTTGAAAATTTTGTACGTCTCCATGAACGCTTCATTTGTTTCTGAGAACGATCTACTATCAAGCATAATTTCTATGATTCTCTTGACATGTGGTTTGATAGCTTTAGGCATAGTACTACGCACCACCTCAACACCAGTATATTTAAACTTACTACATTGAATACCCTCATCGTCTAACACTCTCATGACGTATCGCTTCTTTTGTAAAAATAAACCTACATCACTCATACACTCTCTCTTAAATACAAACCTACAATCCGTGCTGTTTAATTCATCAGCACCCCATACTAATATTTGCTCATTTAAATGTTCTTCCAGTTCCTCCGCGGCTTTATATGCATCATCCGTGACGACGCCATCTACACAGAATGGTATGTTTCGTTTTGTCAATATTCTATCTATACTAATGTAAGAACTGTCTGTATCATTGTATATGATGGGGTTTATATTCTTCGTAGATGGTTCGGAGTTGTTGTCTATATATTCTGTAAGTATTTTATTGGATTGCTTGATAACAGCTTGCCCAGTGAGAGTTATACTACTCGCTATATCATCATCTCCGAAAGGAGCCATTTTGTTACCAAAATAACCATATATAGAGTTAATTAAAATCTTTATAGTATACTGCTTGATATTATTCTGCTCAACTGCTAGTTTGGTCTTGTTGTACTCCGGGTCAGATTTTTTCATCTTGGATATCTTTCGCTTTGCCTTATCGAGTGCTGTCCGGTGCACTACCCGAATACTGTACAAGTCATCAACAATCTCTGGAATTATACCTTTCTTGGATTGAGAGAATAGAATATTAGCTTTGGTTACTGCTATTTTTTTCCGTTCAATTAGTTGTTTGAACTGGTCTGTAGACAGGTTATACATCTTACCGTCGTTAAGTTTGACTTGTACTGATTTCTTGTCGCGATGTAGTATTCTACCAACTTTTGTTTCCGGAGAAAGGTTCATTGATATCATCACGTTAGGGTACAGACTATTTGCATCAAAAGATACTATACTCTCTTGAAAACCATTCTGAGGCTCTCCTACGTATGCTCCAGGGTTTTTTGAGCCGTCGTCAAAGTCTTTTATAAAGGTGGGCATTACTACATCTTTTTTTCTAGCGGCTATAACTGATGCACCAGTTACAACTCCTAACGTTCCCATCGCTCCTTCTAAAGTAGTCAAACCAGTATATGCTAACATACGTAACAGATCAATATACTGCAGCTTAGCATCTAGCTCAACTAACAAGTTAACATCCTGCACATTGTATTCTACAAATGTTTGCCAATCCTCATCCGCGAGTTCGGATAGATTGGAGCTACCGTAGTCAACTTTTCGTGATCCCAACTCTGCTTCAGCTATACTATCAAGTTTATATGACTCTTTGACTCCTGGGCTAAACTTCTGATACACATCAAGGTAATCTAAAGACGACAATCCAGATATATACCATCTAGTCTGCTCATTACCAAATTTACCTCTCATCTGCCGGCAGTATACATTTCTTACCGGTGACAGGTTTAAGTGAGCATCGTCTCCAAGCACCTTAACCAGTCTCATTATAATATACGGTATGTCGAAAAATTGACTGTTCCATCCGGAGATTATATCTGGTGGATTGTCTTTCATGTATGCAGAAAAGCGTGTCAACATATCATGTTCAGTCTCACAATAATTATACTCAACACCTTTAATCTTCTTCTGCAGCGGTTTTGTACCCCATGTTATAAATTTCTTATTGCGAGTATTGTATAATGTTATTACATTGATTTGATCTTTAGCCAAATCCGGGGTTGGAAAATCATCTGGACTGTATGTCTCAATATCTATAAAGTATGTGACAAGAGGATGTTTGTTGAAGTTTTCTGTTAAGTTTTGATCCCAGTACATGTTACTCAGGAACTGTTGATCTGTTGATAAATTCTCAAAAACTCTTTTTGTTCCGGAGTTTTGAATCCACTTGCGTCTCTGACCTTGATTTTTGAATGTCTTCTTCTTTAATTTAGTACCAAATATAGACACACCGTCATCACTACCGGTGTGCTCGATATACAGGTGTGGATTGTAACTACAATCTAAAGCTCGACGATTACCAGCCTTATCCCAGGTAAATAATTTATATATTTCATTACGTGAATCGTAATATACGTTGCGATACATATGTGTATGTTAAGAAAAAACTCGCTACCGGGCAACTATATTATTTAGTTTATTGAGTTTAGGTCGGTCTGCGGATGCAAAGGTGGTTGTATACAGCTCTTTATATGCATCAATATTATCCTCTAGCCAGAGTGACTGAGCAACTTCGCGTGATTCGTCACTCAATCTCATATATTTACTAGAACCGCTTAATATGTCTTTAACATTATCCATCATCTCATCACCAGTTTTAAATTTAAATTTTGCATCCTCATATGTACACATATCCTGACAGACAATCGGTATACCGAACGCACAGGCTTCTATATACTTCAGGTTACTTTTTGCCCTATTAAATATATTGTCCTGCAGAGGTGCCACCATGCAGTTAACATTCAAATTAGAAATTTGCTCAGGGTAGTCGTATAATTGAGTCCATGGGTGAAATTCAATTTTACCGGCTTTGATAAATGGAGCTAAGGATTGCGGAAATCCACCTAGAAATACCCATTGGTACTTATCAACTGATTGAGCGATGGCTCTATTGACATGTTCAAAATCATCCCGCTGACCGACTTTATTAGCAACATCAAAATGGGCTCCAGAGCCTGCATATAGTATTCGAGGACGCTTCACGTGTTGTCGGAAGTTATTTTCAATTTTCTTACGATTGTACTGATTGCCAATCCAGAACTTAGGTAAGTAGTTGGGTATTACTGTTATGTTCTTATGATTAGTTTTTGACATATAGTATTCTTTCATGAAATTACACGTTACAGTCATTTCATCTGTTAATTCCATCATCGATATTATGGAATTTCGAATAGTATCATTATCAAAAGCAAATTTAAATTTATTATAATCTGGTATATCTTCTCTCAAGCAAATATCATCTATCTCATATATCATATTAAACGACATTTTATCAGCAAGAGATCGGAGATATTTCATGAAGTTTAACTGCTGTTCGGTTGCCTGACGTTGTATGCGTACAGACTTAACTCCTCCGTAATATCTCTCATCAATTATCATGACAGACGAGCCATGTACGATTGCTTTACCATACGCATTCATTAGATGCTCTGGCCAAATCATTCGCCAATGACCACATCCGCTATAATCAGCGTAATAGTTTAGACTTCGAGGTAGGTCTGCTTCCGGTGGTCGGTGAGTTTGTTGGGCAGCTTTTTGAGGAGAATTAACCCTGCCTGCGACTTGACCGGTTCCTAGGACCGTGCCCGGGATTCCAACTTGACCATATATATTACTCATACACTATATTATAAGCTACATCTTCTCGGATGCAACTCGAGTTGTGACTCCTTTATGTTTCTTTAAGGTTATTATGTCCCCTATTGACTCACCTACAAATGTTATACTCTCTTTACGGTGGCTTATAATATAAACCATCTCATTATATCTCTGCACGCGCTCTTTTAGTATGTGTATTACTAGGTCTATTCCTTTTTCATCTAAGCTACTGTCTAATAACTCATCATACACGCTAAAATTATACACCACATCTCCCTGCAATCGCCGTATATCCATAAATGCAAACAAACAAGCTAGATCGACATTCTTTCTCTCAGCACCACTGAAGTTAAAGTACGAGCATATTTTTCCACGCTCGTCGAAGATTTGCTCTTCAAAGTACTCATTAAACACACATATGCAATTTGAATCCATTTTCTTGAGATAGTATGCTAGCTTGTTGTTTAACACTTGAAGTATTTTCTTAACAATATATGATTTAACACCTTCTTCTGAAACTATAAATTTAATAATATCTAACCGGTTGAGTTCCTGCTTGAGACTATCGATCTGTTGTTGTATCTCATCTAGTCTCTTTACCGCAGCCTTAGTATTTGATGATAGCTCCTCACTAGTAGTATCATCACTAGCTATGTCTCTATTAAGCTGGTCTCCCCAAGCTTTGATACGAGTATGTTGATCCTTAAGGTCGGTTATTTTTGATTGTATTGTGTTGCTGTCAATTTTTTTCTCCTGCAGTTTTACTATTTTTTCATCTAGTAGTTTACGTAAGGTTATCATGTCATCGATATGTAAATCGTTCTTAACTTTGGTTAATTTTGAGATTTCTGTTGATAGTAGTTCTCGTTCAGTTTGTATATTTTTCTTATCATCACCTGTTAAGTGTCTCAAGCAAGTAGGGCATTCATCGGAGTTATTATTAAGCTTATTTAAGTTATCTGTTTTGAACATTATTTCAGCTGTTATTCTTGTTTGCTCATCTCGTTGAGATTGTAGTTTATTTTCGCATCGGGTGAGTTTGAGTTTAGTAGATTTTATACTGCTGATAATTTCTGTACTGTCATGGTTGCTAAGATTTTCAATCTGTTCAGATATTCGAGTAACCTCTCGGTTGTTCTCTTCTAGTCGAGCTTGAATTTTATTTTTCCGATCGAGTACACTTGCCCGGTGCTTTATATATTGCTGCTCGTATGTTTGTATCAACTTAGATGCTTCTTCATACCGAGCACACTCAATATCAAACTCTTTAGATATGTTGTTGTATTCTGCTCTAACTTGAGTCAACATATCGCTGAAAACCTGTAAATTTAATATCCCCTCTATAAACTTTCTTTTATCAATTTTTTTCTTAGCCATGAAAGGAGTTGTGTTATTGACAGTCATTATAACACAGCTTTGAAATACATCCGATGTGCTGTTTATTAATTCTGATATAAAGTTAGTTGTGTTAGCAATACTATCCCGAGTTAT